TCAAGTGACCATGAAGTCTTAATGTCAATGATTGAATTCTCTAAGATGATATCAGGTGTACCAATTAGGCAGTCATTCTCAATAGTTTCTTCATTCTTGATGTAGAATGAGTCTCTAATCTGATTAACTAACTCTATAGACTCGTGCTCCCAGTCAGTGCCTTTCTGCATTGCTTTTGTAGAGATAAAAGAATTGTATCCAAAGAAGTCTTCTTTTGCCTTGCTAGCGATGTAAGATTTAGTAGTCTGTGATAGTGTCTCTGACTTAGTGCGTGACTCAGTCATAAGTTTTCCTAGTGATGATGGATGCCATTTCATAGTGCTTGTAATTGTTGTTTGGTTAAACTGAAATCTGATTTTAATTTCTCTGCGGTGTACTTTCCTGACTCAATTGACTTAAGAGCTTCTTTGAATCTGTCATCTGTAAGGGATGGCTTAGTGGCTGATGCGACTGAGTTACCATCATCATCTACAGCTTGAAGGCTCAAAAGAGATTGTAAAGTTGCTCTTCTGTAGTAAGTCGTTGCACTAATCATTTTTTGTGGATCAATGTTGTCAGGCAATGTCAACCAGCTCTCTATCATTTCACCTGACTCAATGTCAATTATCTGAGTACTCAGAACTTTGTCATGAATAGGTTGTAATAGGAGCAGTCCATTCTCATGAAGGATAGGCTCAACTGTTTCTAGCAATGCGTTAATGTCTGCATAGCTCTTTTTAAAGTGAGGATTGGTGCTGTTCTTAACAACCTTTCCAATACTCATTTTTGCCTTGTGAATCTTAGTCCACAATGGCACTTTGTTTGGTTCTGTTTGCATATATATTTATTTAATTGTTTACAAATGTAATAATAATTTTTAGTTGTGCAACTATTTTATTGATTTATTTTATCATACCATTCAACAAATGTGTCAAAGTCTCTAGCTATGTAGTAGATTCCTTTTGCACTCTCTATCTTTTCTTGATACTGCTTTTGCACTTGAGACTGAACATCACGCTTGTACTTCACTTCTATCTTAACTGACTTGCCATTGATAGTAGCTGAGATGTCAGCAGTTCCTTTAGTCCCTTGTCCTGGTGTCCACTTACCAGGCAACTGCTTTGTATAGGCTATCTCACCAGTTCCTACTTGAATCTTGTTACCTTCTCTGTACTGGCCTTGATTACCTATTCTCTCAGCTTGATTCCCAGTAGCATTGATGTAGAAGATTATTGACTTAGTCAAGCTGTTAGCTGAGTTATCAGCCCACTCTGTAGATGGCAAGTACTTTGGATTCATTGATGACTTAGCCATCATGATCTCAAGCTCTAATGCCTTGAGTTTTGCTTTGTTTTCTTTGGTCATATTGCTTTCGATTTGTAATAATTTTCAACTAAGTGCTCATTCTCAAGCTCCCAAAATTCTTTAAGTAAATTTATAAACACTTTATGTGGATTGGGAGTCATCCAGTCTACCTCTAATGTACCTTTGTGATCAGTTAAGCTAAAGATTTCTTCATCAAAACCATAGCTTACTATTTTATTTTTAACATTTTGAAGTCTCTCAGACCTCCATTGTTCTTGTTGATTATAATTTATTATCATAAATCTGAAAAAATTATGTATCTACCTTTGTGATTTTTATCTTTTGTTATTTTATACCCTTTGTGCTTAGCATACTGAAATAACCATGTAGAGAAACGCTGTGGAGTCATGTCTTTATAGTTATAATCTACCTCAAATGAGCTTAATAATTCGCTGTTATAGTACATGACATCTTTAACAAGTTCATTCTCACTAATGAAGTCATAGAAGTCCTTGCTAGTAGCTTGAATAAATCTTTTTGCATCAGCATTGATTCCTATTGACTTAGTAAGTCCTTCTCTTAAGTATAGCTGTAAGTTTTTGATCATGTAATTATCAAATCTTAGCCAGTCATCTGTGCTCCATTGGTCAAATAATAGCTTGCCATAATGCTTAAGGGGGGAGTTAGTAGAGTTAAAATACTGAAAGAACTCTATTTCATGTCTTCTTCTATCATGACTGCCTCCAGCTCCTTGAATAACATAGTTAGTAGTTATAACTATCTTAGGTGACCTTTCAAATGGTATAAACACCTCATCTTTATTTTTGCGATTGACAGTGATTCCTTCAGATACTATCATGAATAATTGCTCAAAATTAAAGTTCTTAACAACGTCATCAAATGCAAGAATCTGAGTATCTAAGTTGACTCTTTGATATAAAAAATCTGACTTAGTAGGATTGTAGAGCTTACCATCTATCTTGACTGTCTTTCTAATGTGATTAAGAGCTGTCAACATTAAAGACTTACCGCTACCTCCATTGGGATTCTCATCTATTTCTTGATCATTAAAAATAATTGCCTTTTGATTTGTTCTATCCTTATAGCCATGAATTAAATAACCTAGTGTTGATTGTAGTGCAGCTATTCTCTTAGTCTCATTATTAGATACTTTTTGCACTAAGTCTAAGAAGTCATTAGCAAAGTCATTGACCAGGTGAAATTCTCTATTTATAATTTGATTCTCCCAAATGTAGCCATCAACATCAATGTAGCTTAACATCTTAGACTCATCTTTAGTAACTTTAACAACACCATTTAGGAATGGTAGGTATGAGAAGTCATGACCATCCTGCAACATCTTAAGACTAACTGAGTCAATCATGTTAAGGTGATTCTCTGAAAATAAATAAGGTGACCTAGAGCAATGATTCCAAATGTTAATTTGTGCCTTCTTAATTAGATAGGTAAGGACAAAGTCTTTGATTTGATCTACAGAAGACAGCCTAACTTTATTCTCAATGACTCTTACAAATGTAGGTTTCTCAGCATTCTCAGGATAAAACTTGTTAAATCCATTTTTTACTAAAAAATTACTGTATTTTAATGGTTCAATTGTTACTATCTCTTTTTTAGATACAGTCCAAAAGATGTCATCACTACCACTATCCTCTTTAATGTCAATTAGAACATCTGTAGTTATGTTGTGATCCTTCTTTATTTGCTCATCATCTACTCCATTCTTAACTTTTAGCTTAATTCTGTCAATAGTTAATCTATCCTCGAAGTACTTGCTGTTAAAGTTGCTCTTTTTATAAGCTGACTTGATAGCTGATAGCATTTCAGAGTGAGTAAAGTCTTCATTTGTAGTGTACTTATTAAACAGATACTGCTCAGCTACATCCTGATTGATACCATAGTCACAAAGACAGCATGCTAATTCAAAAATAAAGAAATTTCTACTACCATCTGAGAATGAAGTCTTAAATTTAAACTTTTCAATCAGTTCTAGCTTCTTATTCTCATCTTGCAGTATGCACACTGGAGGCTTCTCAATGTATTCAAAACCTTTATCTTGTGTAATTCCTTCAAATACTAAACAAAACTCATTAAAATAGACCTCAGGGTCATAAGATTCAAAGCATACTCGACTAACATCTTGATTCTTTGAGTCAAAATAGTCAGACTTAAAGTATTCAGAGTAAGCAAGAAACCTTCTCTTATGTTCTACAGCAGTTGACTCAGGTATTCTTATGACAGCTTTTAGTCCATTACCACCAGGAGAAGTGAATACTATCACTACATAAGGGTCATTAATTAATCTTTCTCTTTCAGCTACCATTACCTCAGTAGATGGATAACCATCAAAATCTAATACACAAAGTCCTGAGTGCTCAATCAATCCTTTAGCAGTTCTTTCAGAGAATGTACCATTGAACATAATTGCATTTAGTTCTTTTTTTGATGCTGAATATCTTGGGTCTTTCTTATCTACTGACCTAATTAGATTGATTTTTTCTTTAAGATCCTCAGTTCCTAATCTTATTCTCGCAACTACCTCAGCTGGGTTAAGATTGAATGGAGTCTCTTTTGACTTAAATAGTGACTTGAATACAGATATTTTTTTCATAACTCTTGTTTTTATTCTTGCTAAAAAAAAAGAAGGGGAAAAGTAGCAAGAAAACTTTTTATGTGGATGCCTCCGACAACCCCTTTGCAAATGTAATAATAATTTTTAATTATCCAAATGCGTGACAAACGTGCCAACTATGGGACAACTTCAAAACTAGTTGTCACGCCTATAAGCTATACTAGTATTGAGTTACAGCAAAAGCGTGACAACTAGACAACTTTTTTTGGGGGTGTCCCCTTTGTTTTTTTAAAAAAGCTAGCTACCCCCCATAAGAAGAGTTGTCACTTGTCACGCTCTAAGTACTGGTCATTAGCTATTCTCTCCTTAATGATTCTCAAATCTGTGGTGTTGTTGCACTTGATAACATCCTCAAAGATAGAGTACTTAGGTAGTATAATTGGTGCTTCACCAGGATAGAGATAGTATTTAAGCTCAGCTATAGCATCATCATAAATCTTGTCACAATTTTGAAATTGATTGTCTACATTAAGTCCATGCATGACAGTGACGTGATCCTTTTCAAGCATTCTACCTATTTCTGACAAGTTCAATCCTAATTTTTTTAGCTCTGAGAATAGATAGTATCTTTTATAAACTATCCCTCTACTTCTTTTTGTACTGATTAGATTGTGAAGTTCAATCATGTATTTGATTTTTTCTATCATTTTGTTTTGTTTAAACGTTTATTTTACTTAACCATTGGTTATAAACTTCACTTGCAATTTGAGCTGTCATAACCGGAGGAACTGACATACCAATTAAATACTTATGTTTGATATCAATAAAATTATAATCCAATGGATATGAACCACCTAAACAATTTTCAATTTTTGTTAAAGGTCTATGAACACTATAATGATAACTACCACCATCGTGGTGCGCAGTTATTGTTGGTAAACATTTATTTCTATCAACTTTAGAATAGCTAAACATTCCTCCTTTTTTATGAACTTCATTGAATCCTTGACCTTCTTTTGCTAAATGCCAATGTTTTGAAATTGATGGCGATAAATATTCATCAATAGTATTTTGTTCTTCAATTTCTTTAAATAAAATTTCACGTTCACAAAAATTCATTGTTATTCTTGGCAATTTTTCAAACATATCTTTTTGATATAAAAATTGTGTTGCCAAATCTTTTCTTAAACAAATAAAAAATACCCTTTCTCTTTTTTGTGGAACTCCCATAGTACTTGCATCTAATAAAAAGTGTTGACAATAGTAACCTGCTTTGTCAAATGCTTCATAAATTTTAATTACATATTGCTTTGCGTCTCCTAAAAGTAAACCTTTAACGTTTTCAGCAACTACTATTTTAGGTTTTAATTCTTTAGCCAAATCGATAAAGTCAAAAAACAAAGTGTCTAATACTTGTAATTCTTGACCTTCTCTAAAAACTTTTTCTTTTCCCCAGTCTTTCTCACGATTTCCAGCCATTGAAAAACTACTACAAGGTGGGGAACCATCTAAAATATCTAAGTTGTATAATTCTTGTGGTAAATCTGTTCTCTTTGCAAAAGTTGTAATTGATTCTAAAAAACTAAATTTAGGATTGTGATTTTCTTTATAGACTTCAATCATTTTTTTATCAATATCGTTATGTCCTATAACATCAAAACCTGCTAATTTATAACCCATTGTTGAGCCACCACCACAAGCAAAACAACTAAATACTTTGCCTTTATCTTTTGTAAAAACTGCATCTTTTAAATTCCAATTATACGGAAATCTGTGTTTGTTTTTCATAGCTCTTCTTTAAATTCTGTTTCTAGCCATTGTCTGAATGCTCTCTGTATATCTACTTGCTGAGATTGTGCATCAAGCTCTGCATCATGGATGATTATGTTATCTACCTTTCTGACCTCATTGATAAACAAGTTAGCGTATCTCTTTGACTGGTGATATATTTTAACATCTTCTAATAGGTCAGCAAGCACTGGTAGTAGTGCCACTACAGCTAGGAGCTTTTGTTCGTGATTCATAATGCTTCTACTTTATAACCATTATTAATATACCATTGTGGAGTCTCAGGGAGTTCATCAGGATACTTCTCATCTTGTAGGCATCCATTGTGGTCAAGGTAGCAATACCACCAAAAGCCACCTAGCTCTTCTACTGAGTCCTCTAACCAAATTCTGTGTGTTGCTGTCATAGCTCCTCAATTTTTAAGATTAATACTGGCCATCTGTCTACCATCAGGAATGCATGTTGTTGATCGTATGCCTTCACTATCTTGAAGGACTTGTCTCTCATTGTTACTTTGTAAGTTTTCATTTTTAGCTCTTAAGTAGTTAATGTATAGTTGGATGTTAAAGTGACCTCTCTTTGTCCAGTAGGACTCAATATCAGCTAAGTTCATGGTCATCAATTTCTCCGTTGTTACATCCACACTCTTCTTCTGTGTAGTGAATTTCATTACCAAATGTGCAGTAGTGTACCTCAATAGTACCTTCTCCATTACAATCAGGGCAAATCATAGCTCACAAGTTTTGATGGTTGTATACTTTTTATGCTTGAATGTGCTCAGATTTCTTTTTTTAGGAGCAGTCAAGTTGAACTCTTTAATCATCATGTTGTAAGTATTCCAAATTGATTTCCATCTTGTTGCTGGCTCAGAGTCTTTACCATAATGATCCATAACAAATAGGTACATGTCCCAGCTTTTTTTCTCTTCTTGAATGATGTGATTAATTAAATTTTGCATGTTACTTTGATTTAAGGGTTAAAATTTTGATTGTTGCTACGATGCTGTAAAGCACTAATAAGTATACGATTTTTCCTTCCATGATTTATTGTTTTGGTTAATAATTATGAAACAAAGTTAGTAAGTCTTTTCATATATGCAAACATTTTAACATATTTTAACATTTGATTGCATAAAAAAACCAGCTAAGTGTGGGCGACCAGGGACACCCCAATCCATTAACCATAGCTGGTGTATTAAAAAAAGGGATAAACTATTCCTAGCTCATCCCTCTTAGGGTGTTATTGTAACCAAACAATATACATGCGGTACAAATATACTTATTTTTTTCTTCTAAGCAAGAATTTTATTAACTTACCTACAAATCCTGACTGCTCATTAACATCTACATTCACCTCACCATTGTTGACTTGTACATCTACCTTCTCAGTATCTATTTTAAGCTCTTTTAAGTCACTATCTTTGTGAAAGTCTACGTCTACTTTATCTGTGTCAACTTTAACGTCTGTAACACCATCTTTACGTGTCACTTTAATGTCAACATTCTTAGTGTCAATGTTGATGTTGATGTCTTTTTTCTTTTTTGGCTCTTTCATTATGCTTCATTATTACTTATTCTACCTTGACTCTCTAATTTTATGACTCTTACATTAGCTGGTTGTGCTATTTTCCATGCTGTTCTTCTAGCTTCATGCAATCTAGTCTTAGCAATTCGCATGATGTTAACTTCATTGCCTTGATTACCACCAATGATGTGATAGTGAGTTCTATCCTCACCAACATAGATTCCAACATGTCCACCACCATCACGCTTGAAGGTTAGTACATCACCTAGCATTGGTTGATTGACGTGTGTGCCATACTTAGCCCAGTTCAATGCCCACAATGGTTGTTCTACTACCTCAACACCAGCCTTGTGAGCACAGTATGCAATGAATAGACCACACCAGGGGATTTCATCATTTGTGTACATCTTAAGTCCAAGCTCTTTAGCCCAATCTAAAATGATAGGGTTGTGTTGTTTACCTACAATCTCTTTAGTACCTATTAACTTGATAGCTTGTACTAAGATTTTAGGAGCTTTCTCCTCTTCTAACCAACTATATTTCATAATAATAAATTGCAATTAGTCCTAACAACATACCACATACAGATGCTAACAGAATTTCCATTATTTTTGAACTGTTAGTTGAGATAGAGTAGCTCCAATTGTGCCAGCTGTTACTAAGTATCCAGCCATATCTACTACAATAGTAGGTAGTGTAAATGGTGAAGTCAATAAAACAGCTCCAATAGTACCAATAGTTATTGATAAATTGCGAACTCTTAGCCAAAAGTTAGGAGTCTTGGCACACCATCTGTCTCTTAGTGTCATCTTACTAGTTGTATTTCGATTAGTTTTTTCACTGATTGAGTTAACTCACTGATGTGCTCAGCTAGATGTTTGATTTCAAGCTGTGTCATTTTCTCAATTGAGTCACTTCTGAATCTTGCCTCATTGTCTACCAGGTCAATTTTGCCTTTAAGATGACTAACGTCAGCTATTATCTCTTTCTGTTCACTTACTATAGCCTTAATTTCACTATGTACACCTTTAAGAAAGTATCCTATAGCTGATAATAAAACTGTAATAATTGTAAATGCTATCTCGTTGAATTCCATCACAAAATAAGTATTGAATTATTATAACCATTTTCTCTCATCCCACCACAAGGGCATCCACTATGACATTGACCAACACAATTGCAAGAGCATTGGTCTATCATTGGTCTAAGGTCAGTGTCTCTGTTAGTGGCATCTGTGAAGCCAGGATAAAGGTCTTTATTTGCTATTAAGTATCTGATAAGTCTCTGCTCATAAAATGAAGCCTTTTGTGCGTAGTGCTCCATTCCAAATGCTACCTCATTTCTACTCACTGATGCTGAATAGTCACCAAATTGAGTCTGCAGTCCTTTGTTTTTTAACTGATAAGTCAATCCAAAGATAGCATCTTCTGCACTTCTCCAAGCAATTACTGGTTGAATGAAGGTAACAAGTACCTCCTCATCATTTGTTAATGTCTGAGCATTGTATGCAGCAAGTAGATAATTGTAGTAAGTAGTCCCTAAGATAGGCATTACTCTAAGCTGTGCCTGAGTTGCTATGTATGGAGTCACATCAGTCACATCTACATTGGCTGTTATTGGTGTGTTGACCTTAAGATAGGTTTCTGTTATAAAATAGATCATAGTGTTGGTGTTTCAGTTGGCATTACGTCACCACCTTCTATAGGGGGTAAGGATGCAAGAGCTCTCACTTCATTAGGTGTCATTGCATTAAGTACTTTTGTAGCCACCAATGGACTAAGTGAGTTAATTGCATCAGCTGTTTTACTTGCATCACCTTCAATCTCCACAATTGTCTCATTGATAATTTGAAAATTGTTAATGGTGTATTCACCTGGTATCTTAGCAATCTCTAAAAGCTCATTAACTATCTCCTCAACTTGAGTTCTCAATGGCATTACTACATTTTTCTCAAATATTACGTATGCTTGCTTAATGTCAGCTCCACCACCTAGAGAACCAGTAGTGCGAACACCCATAAGGATAGGGTCAATAGTGTGAGCAAAACAAATCTGTTCAGTATTCAAAGCTGATGCCTCATGGAATAGCTTGTCATTGCCATTTGTAGGTAGTGATTCAATTTTAGGTAGTTGGTCAGCTGAGTTAGCAAAGAATGCAACTGCCTTACCAGCATTAGCCGCACCTTTAAGCCTATCAATAGTGTGTTTAATCATTGACTTCTCCTCTTCTGACTGTGGTCTCTTTGGGAACATCATTGCAAATGAAGGAAAGATACTGTTTTGTATGTTTGACTTGGCAAAATAGCTCAACTCTCCTGATAGAAACGCAAAGTTAAGAGCACTAGTGTATTGTGGTAGTGGATACCATTCTTGACCTAGTGTCATAATTTCGTACACATACAATTGCTCTAGGTCTGAGTTAGTAGGATGGTATCTTTTTATAGATGTTACGTCAATTCTAGCTGACCAATCATCACATAAAAAATATGTCTGCTTATCTCTAGCGATTCTGACCTTCTCAGGTGATACATTATAAATCTTATACAGCTCTCTCTTAGCATTATAGCACAACTTGAAGTATACTCTGTGATGCACAGTCAACTGCTGAGCAATTGCTCTTTCTACCTTGCCAAGTTTTATTTTCTTTTCAAATGTGTACAGCTTGAGCTTGTCCTCATTGGTCATTCCTTCACTCTTAAGAGTATAGCCACCACCTACTGCTGAGTTGGTCTTAAAGTCTACAATTGCACCATGTAAAGGTGATGTGTAGTAGAGCTGATTAAGTAGCTCAGGGAACATGTTATCTTGTCCAAATGGAATATATCCAGCTATTTGGTATCTACCATTGACATAAGGTAGTGATAAGTTAGCGTCACCTACTCTACCAAATGGTGTAGAGAAAGACTGGTAGCCTTCTACTACTTCTGTTGTTGTCTGAGGCTTAGTGCCTATGAATCTGTTATACCAAGCCATTAGTCGTATATTGAGTTAATAATTGCACCAGCCACTACCATTCTACCCTCTTCAATCATTGTCAATCCAACTGGATCTAATGTAGGGACAGAGCTTTCATAGACCTTATATCTATACTGACCTTTAATAAAGTCAATGTCGATAGGGTCTTCAATAGTGAATAGGTTAAATCTTGAAGGCCACAATGAAGTATCAACACCTTGCCAATAGATAGGGTTGGGTGTTGTGTTAAACTCATCCTCGAACTCAAACAAATAGTAAGCATTTGATAGTGTAGTGACTTCTGTTAAGGTCAGTACAAAGCTATTAGTTGAGTCTTTCTCAAGATATATCATACCTATATTGTACTTAGAGAAAATTTTAATTAAAAAAAAGCCTTACATTTCTGCAAGGCCTTTTTATCTATGGAGAAAAGAATAGATTATGGAGCCACCAATAAAGCTGTCACTACTGACTCTTCCATTTGATATGCCAAAAACTCATTTTCCGCAAGGAGCGTAATTGAATATTTACTACCATCTGCACGAGATACACCTGAGCCTTCACCAGTTGCAGTCAACTGCAAGAATGGGAAAAACCAATATAAGCCATTTGCATCTTGAACAATGCCACTTAAGTATTGTTGACCTGAGCCTAACACTTTGATAGCACTAGACTTGATTGACTCACGTCTGTGAAACATCAAGTTGATAGTCTGAGTAACAAATGAAGAGCCATTGATCAAGTCAATGTTTGAGTCTTCTGTGTAGCCTGAAGTGTTACGTCTGAATTCAAATTCAATGAATGGGTCAGCTCCACCTACTAAGTCAAGTGCGTCAATTAGGTAGTCATTAGCTGGGTCAACTGACAAGGTTGTCATGTCTACATTATCTTGTAGATTGACGTAAAATTTATAAATTCCACCAGTGTTGTTGTCACAACTTTTCTGGATGGTTTGAAGTGCATCACACATATTTTCTTATATTTTAAAGTTAAAAAATAGGGAGATATTACTACCTCCCTTATATGTCTTAGATGTAGAATGCGTTGTACAACACTATCTCAGATGGGTTAGTGTAGTGGAAACCTACCTTCATGTTAGCACGAGTTCTCAACACTGGCTCAGCAACTGAGTCAGATAAGTTGATTGCTTTTAAAGCCTTAGAATCACCTTCAGCATCAAATGCATAGATTAGGTTGTTTTTCAAAGTCAACAAGATTGTGTTGTCAGGCATACCTTCACAAGTCACTACATTGATTCCTAAGAAAGTCAATCCTAAAGGTAAAGTAACATAAGTTTGAGTGTTACCAGTTGCCGCTTTCAACTCATAAGCGTTAGCTACATTGGTAGACACATAAAATCTTAAGTCAGCTTTTCTACGTACAATAGCATTAGGAGCCGCATTCAATACAGATTCCATTACAGTCAATACATTTGATGTAGTTACTACACCATCGTACAAGCCAGTGATAGCCGCATCATAGAACATTGGAAATAAGTAGCCAGTACACAATGATAATAATGGATCCTCAGATGCATCATTACCTTGCCATCTTAATAACTCAATATCTTGACCAATTACCATTGACATCTCATTCCAGTAGTAAGACATGAATGAAGGTACAGTGAAGTCACCGTTAGACCCTTTAGTCATTTGCAATGCTAAGAATGATTGCTCTAAGTCAAATTGACAAAGCTCAGCCATTGCTGATAAAGAACATACATCGATGTCAATAGCATCAAGTACATCTGTACTAGGAGAAAACGCACAGTTGTACGCTTGCAATACTTGACCAAATACTACATTTGCTAATTTGGTCTTAGATTTTACACCTGGTAAAGTTCTAAAGTTGTTTGGGATATCAGGACTAGACAAATATGCCTTAGAATAGAACTCCTCAGGGTTGGCAGCTAATAACGCATTTGCGTCAATGTCCAAGTTGAATTTTAAATTACGATTCATTTTATTTTGATTTTGAAAATTTTACAAATTCTTTAAATTTTTCGTGAGCAGTCAATGCTACACTAGCTACTTCCTCTTCAGTCTCTACTGCTATAGATTCTTCAATTTGATTTTTCAACCCAGCAATCATAGCAATAACTGAATTCATGTGCTCCTCTAATAAAGGGCGTACAATAGAGATAATAGCCTCAGCATCTAATGCTGGGTCAACAGCCATAGCCACTGCTGTGTCTGCCTCTTCTTCTTCTTCTTCAGCTACTGGTGTTTCAGCCGCTACAGCTTCTTCTTCTTCAGCTACTGGGTCAGCAGTCATTTCGGTTGGTACATCTTTAATCTCAACAACTTCTCCATCTGTAACAATGTAGATTTTGCCTTCAATAAGATGCTCTCCATCAGGTAATTTCATAGTATTTAATTTAATTTGTTCCGATAATTTCATACCTAAAAAGCCTTCAATAGAATAACCTACTTGACCTGACTCAACAAGCTCATCATAGTAAGTTCTATCTGTCACTTGACTTGTTAGCATCAACGTTCCCTTAGGTACTTCAATGCCATAAGTAGTGAATGCTTTGTCAGTTTTTGGACTATCTACTATCCAAGCTTCTAGGATGTAAGCTGGTACCTTTTCAGTAGTGTCATGCTCTAAGTTAAAGATGTCTTTATTCTGTAGATTCTGCATAAACTTAGTATGTATCTGTTCAATGACCTCAGCTGAGAATTGAACGTCATACTCCTCTCCATCCTCATCTTTACGGTAGATGTTCATAGGAATCATTGCTGGTGCAACAACTCTCATCTTAACATCATCCTTGAATGCCATTGCTACGTGAGAATTGAATGCCATACCTTTCACCTTAATAGCAGGCTTAGAAGTAAATGCTATCATTTCTATGCCTAAGTTCTCACCATCGGCATACTCATCCTCAATTGTAATTTTATAGACTGGTCTATCCATGCCTATATTGTAAAAAGTATTATATTTGTTAAAAATTAAAATCTATGGTAAATATTTTAGGCTTTGACGTACCTAACCAACTGAATGAGTTGACAGTACAGCAATTTGAAACAATCACAACTATCCATGCTGACATTGAGCTAGATGTTATTGACAAGCATTTGCAAGTGTTTGAATTCTTAGGAGTTCCTACAATCAAATGGGATGATGTGGAGATTGAAGAATTTAAAGAGATAGTAAAAGCATTCAATGATGTGACTGGCAAGCCTGAGCTAGTGAGCTCACTTGAGATTGATGGCTATACTTATACTGCATTTGAAGATAAGTTCAAGCTATCTGTGAAGGACACTAAGTCAATTGAGAAGATCATGAACTCAAAACACAAAGGATATATCTCTGAGCTGTTAGCTGTTCTATTCAAACGAAATGACTTGACAAAAGTAGAGCACTACTCAGATGCTCACATTAAGTTGAAAGCTAAGTTAATCAGAGAATTGAAAGCTGAGATAGCTGTGCCTTACCTAGTAGAGATTGGTCAGAAATTATCTAAACACATACCAAAGGATGCACCTACCGAAATCGTGGAGTGAGATTGATGTATTGCAGTTCAAAGAGATTAGAGAGCTGTATACTATCACTGAAGTATTCAATAGAGAGATAGAGATACTGGCTATACTAGCTGATGTTAGCTCTGAGGAACTTGAAGACCTTGATATTGAAGAGGTAAGTGCTCTAATTAAGGAGATAAAATTTGTTAATTCTGAGCCATCTAAGCAATACAAGCACCAGGTAGATGACTACCACATCAAGCCACTAGATAAGTTGACCATTGGTGAGTATATTGACCTTGAGTTCTACTTCTCTAAGGACTACAATCAGCACATTGGCCACATTGCATCCATCTTTTATAGGCAAAAGTCTACCAATGAATGGGGTGTGACTGTCTTTGAGCCTTATGACTTCTCTCCTAGACAAAGATTTGAGTTGTTTGAAGACTATTGCATCAATGACATCTATGGTATTGTGCCTGAGTTTATAGCATTTAGGGAGAAATTCATGGATACCTATGGCAACTTATTTCACGATGAGAGTGGAGAGGATGACGAAGATGATAAACCTACCACTTCTCAGGAGTCTAAGGACTTACAGCTTAAGAAGAGTGAGCTCAAATGGGGTTGGGAGAGGCTAGTCTACAGCTTGTGCAATGAAGACTTAACAAAATTCAAGGAAGTCCTGAACTTACCACTTATCATGACCTTTAACATGTTAGCCATGAAGAAAGAATTAAACATCTAATGGATAACCTACTTTAAATCCTTCAGGCGGATCAAGAGCCTCAAATGTGTATGTGATTCTTTGATTTTTCTCAAGTATCTCAGCCACTTTAAGCATAGGATAACGCTTTGTTAACCATTCTGTGTACTGAGAGTATATCTCTGCTGTGATTCCTGAGTTATTAAGCTCATTTGTAAACTGATTGACATAGTCTCTAGGAGTGATGACACCTCCATTCCACAAGAAAGCACCATTATTAAGGAAAATAAAGTAGTACATAGCTACTATCTGTATTTCTAACTTCTCAAAACTGGTTATCTTAGCATTGATTCTTATTGACTCTACCAATGTACCTTGACCATCTACTATGTCATTCCTAAGAATTCTCTTAAGTATGTTAGCCATCCTTCTTCTAGTAGGATAGAGCACATTGAATTCTCCGTTTTTTGCGTATGCCATTAGATTTCAAATTGTTTTAACCAATTATTCACCATACCCTCAACCTCTTCATCTTCCCACGTACCTACATAAGGCATATCCTCAGCACGAACGCCAAATGAAGCGGTATCTGTTGTTAGTAAAACATCAACTGCTAAAAGTTGGTCAATTGCCTTATCACTAATTGTATTAAGGTTAATTGTAATTGTAGGATTCTCAATGCCTACATTGAATTGTGTGAATTTATATGTCATGATAGTGTTGTTCCTGTTACTGTGAATACTCTACAAGGTATATATCTATAATTAACAATTGTAGTTTTTAAAGCATTATTAAATGTACTTGACACAATTCCATTACATCTAATTGCTTGAGTACTTGAGCCAGTTCCCGTCCAATAATTAGTGCTTGTTGAAGTTAAATTAAAGGGAGAATAATTTAATAATCCTGCGAAATTACCCCAGTACAATATTGAAAAAAACTCACCCGCATTTGGTAATCTCCAACCTGTTGTAAAACTTCCAATGCTTACTGCTAAAGCTCCATCAATTGAATTATCCCAATTTATGTCAACTCCATTAGTTGTACGTCTCCAGCCTAATACTGTTGCTCCATCATAAGTTGACCAATCGATTACAATATTGTTTGTGTATGTTGTACCACCTAATTCATCTGTAAATCTATTCGTGTTTCCAAATGGATTATTTCCAGCAAGTGTTGTGAAATCTGTTGTTCTGCCAGCTTCAATATCACCATCATCACCAGTTCTATAAGAAGTTGTTTGCCCTGTTTTCATTAACTTAGCTGTCGCCCCAGTAGCAAGAGCTGCACCCGCTTTTATGTAAGTACTCATAACCTTGTTGTGTTTAAATTCACTACTCCTGCTGTATTCAAAGTTACTGTAATTTTTGCTCCAGTTGCTATTGAAACTCCAAACGTATAAGCTGAATTATTCACTAAAATAGTTGTCGTTGGTGAATTTGTTATCGCTGTAACTGAATCAATTTGAAAAGTATACATTGCGTAAAAATCAACTGTTAAAGCGTTAATACATTCAACTGTTATTTTTGGATTTGTAAAATCTGTTTTTTGTGCGTCTGTTTGGTATCTTTTGTTTGAACTATCTGCAATATCTGCCGTTGTTGCATCTGCTCCAGCTGTGACCAACCCTTTTGCATCGTAAGTAATTTTGGTCTTTGTTGCTCCCGTAATTGCTGTATTTGATGCCACCTTGTCATTAAATGTAGTCCAATCAGCTGAGCTCAATGCACCTCTATTAGTACCTGATGCTGTAGGTAGATTAAATGTGTGAGTAGATGTAACTGAACTGATAGCAAAGTCAGTGCCACTTGTACCTACTGCTAAGTTCTGTACCTGAGCTGTCAATCCATTCAATGCTGTTAAGCCAGTTGAGAAGGTAGTTATTATCTGACTAAGATGATTGTCTTCTGTGTGAAGTGTGATTGTTCTACCACTATGAGTGACATAGATTCTCACAGCTAATCTATCAGTCAATGCTAGTGTAGTCTGTGGTACTGCTAATGCTGTTAGATATAAGTCTATTGCTGTGCCTCCAGTGATGCCTTCAGGATTGGTTGAGTTAGATGCTATCAATGTCAATGTAGCACCATCCCATTTGTAGAGCTCTACATAAAATGAAGGTGTGCCACCAGAACTAGATGCACTAAAATAAGTTTCAAAGTTCCAATTTCCAGCTGGTATCTCTAATTGATTAGGATCATTAGCATCTGTAATGAATGACTGAATATATCCATTAGCTGCTATTGTGAAATCTGTGCCAGCTCCTATGACTGGTGTCTTATTTATTTCTTTCATTGCAACACCACCAAATGTACCTTGACTTACTGAGCCATTAAGGTAGTAGCTGACAGATGCACCACCTCCAGTTGTTGTTGGAAAGTTAGCTAACTGACCATCACCTCTGATATATTGTGTTGCAACACCAGCACCAGCAACTGCTAATGTACCAGCTGTAGTTATTGGATTGCCAGTCACTGTGAATGCTGATGGCATAGTCAAATCAACACTTGTAACTGTACCACTTGTTAAGTCAGCTGTAGTTGCTATTGTGTAGCTACCACTTGCTTTGTCAGGGAACTCAAGGATAACATTAGGATTCGTAACTGCTGTATTTTGCAATGAGCTTTCTTCTGCTCCAGTTTTCAGAGCTAATACTCCAGTGTCAATTAATGTTGCGTAAGTGTCTGCAAGAGTATTCTCTACCTTGATATCTATTCCACTAACTGTAGTAGCTTCATTAACTCCTGAAGTTATTGTGATTGAATTAGTAGTAATAGCTCCTATGTCAGTAACTTGCTGTAAGTCCTGACTACCACCACCGCCCCCAGCATTGATGATTTCTTGACCAGTGATTGACTTAGTGATGTAGCCAGTACCACTTAACTCACTAATCTCTAATAAATCTGTAGCTTGTAAGTTAGCTCCCTTAGGAGTCATCTGTGATATTTTCTGTCTTCTATACGCCATAACTATATTGTATTGAGTTGAGAAATTAGTTATAAGATAGGATTGACTTCAAACGCTTCAAATATGCTATCTTCTGGAATTGTGTATGTACCGAAAGGGCATTCGTTTTCATTTATTAAATAAGGGTTAGTACTAACCCCAGTATAACAAATCCACCTATCCGTATTGTAATAATAAATATTAGTAAAATTATCATTTATAAAAAAAAACCAAGATTCTTCTTCGCTATCATAAGCAACCTCCACCGTTACAGGCTCTCCACCTACTAAGGTGTAAGTAACTGATATAGTGTCACAACCTACCTCTAATGGCAACTTAAGAGGGACTTGACAGTTAGTCCAGTTGCTGATGTCAACATCTAAATTCATTACCCATCCAGCCGCATAGTCTAGCAGTTGGTTGTTCAATGGAGTGATTGAAGGTGAGCCTACTATGTCAAAAGAATAATCATTGCTAAAATTAAAATAGTTGATTAAATCTACTAGAATTTGGTGACAGTCTGAGAGAATAACTGTGATGTTAGCTCTATCCTTCTGAATGATATCTAAGCAATACACCTCTAAGCTGATAGTGTTCACATCCATTGTAGTAGATGCTACAATTGGAGTGATAAATACTAAGGGATACCTCTCATCCTTAGTAGCGAAGTTAGGAAGTTGCTCATTGAAGTCACTACCTACCTTCTTAACTTGTAGATGGTCATTATAGAATGCTTCAATTTTGTTGATTAGGGCTTGATAGCTTGTCATAATTCTGCGTTTCTTTGGATTCGATTAACTCTATTCTGTGTGCTTGTCATTTCAGTCTCACTTACTACAGCTGTGACTGTAAAGTTAGGTGTTGATTGGTTGCTATTTTGATTCTCTCCACCAACATTGTTCAAGTTGTTGTTGCTACCAAACATGTTAGGTGTTGCCATTTGGGCAGTGCTAGATGGAGGAGGAGTGTTGCCTGGAGGACTTGGAGCATTACCCCCACCTTCAAATGATGTGGATGCTATAGCTGAGATAGATGCGGCAGTTGCTGCTATAGATGCGGCTATTCTTATACCAGATGCAATACCTAGTGTGAAGTCAGGTACTGATAAGATAGCTAAGATAGCTTGAGCTCCATTGATTGCAGCCATTGCTAAGTTCATTTTCTTTTGTTGCTCAAATTGTTGCTTAAGGATAGCCTCTTCTTGCTTGCTACCTTTCTCAACATTCTTGAGTTTATTCCTAGTGCTAATATCTTGCATGCTTGTGATAGCTCCTAGTGCTTCTTTTGCAGTGTCAAATCCTTCATTGATGTTACTTAAGGTCTTAGCCTGAGCCTCAGCTTCTATCTCTTCAATCTTCTTAGCTGTTTCCTCTTTTGCTGTGACTTCAGCTTGTCTATACTTTTCTCTTATAGCTTCTTTTTCGGCCTCTGACAAATCAAGTGCAGCAAGTTCAGCTATTCTCTGAGCATCCATTGCTGTAAGTTGTTGAGCTAAAAATTCATTGTTAAGTCTTATCTCCTCATCTTTATCTCCTTTAAATCTCTCAAGCTCAAATGCTAAATTTGACAACTTAGTGTCCCTAACTAATTGAGCCGATGCAAGTATCTTGGCATTCTTGTCAATCTCAATAGCTGTTATTTGAAAAGACACAGCCTTAGTGTCCTCAACTGCTTTAGTGTTGATTTCTTTAATTTGTTGCTCAGTCAAATCTTTGCCAAGAACTGCTTGCTTTCTTTCCTCTTCTATTAAAGTTTTTTGTAGCTCTAGTTTTTTTATAGCATCTTGCTCCTCTAACATCAAGGTCTTAATTCTTGACACAGCATCTTTATCAGCTATCGCTATCTTATCAGCTTCAAGCTGGTCAGTAGCTATCTTTATCTGAGCATTTATTGCTGAGACTGCTGTAGCTCTCTCCATCTCAGTTGCAAAGATTTTAGTTTTTTTGATGTTTAACTTTTCAATCTCCTTAGATTCCTTGACCATTTGGTCAATTTTCATTTGGTCAATATCTAGCTTTGTCTTACCATCAATGACAGCTTTGTCCAGGTCAATTTTGAACTGAGCACGCATTGTTTTCAAATGCTTATCTTGTTCAGATTCTATCTTGGAATTGGCTGCCTTAGCATCATCTACTCTCTTTTTATTTGATGCAGTAGTGATATCAGTTCTTTGCTGTTCAAAGTCTTTTTGAGTTGCTAAAATTAACTCATCAATTTTGATAACTGTTTTCCAATCTTGTGACCTTGAGGCTTCTCTTCTTTGTGTTTTCAACTTCGATATAGCCTCAGTCTCTTGAATCTTAAGCATAGCCTTAGACCTTTCAGTCTCATTCTTGATTGATTTAGCATTCAACATTTCAACCTGCTTGTCAATGTCAAGAGCTAACTTCTTTTTGTTAGCAGCATTTTGAATTGCTAACTGGTTAATCTTATTGATAGCATCAGCTTCTTGATTCTTTAACTCTCTGAATCTTTTAGTTTGCTCCTCATCCATATCAGCAAGCTCACCCATTGCTTTGATATCTTTCTTCCTCCAGTATTGTTTTCTTTGCTCCTCTTCAATCTGTAGCTCCTCTAATGTAGCAAATCTATCAATCTCTACTCCTAGTTGATTCTCTACAGCTGTTATCTCTTCATTATTTAAGTCTTTGGTTACATTGTACAAACCTATTCTTGCCGCCATTTCAGCTTCAATAGATTTGATATTTGACTCAGATGCCGCCTTTATTGTCTCAGCGTTTTTTTGTGCGGCATTATCAGTTAATCCTAACCAATCAGTAAGAGCTTCAAAGCCAGCAATAAGTGCATTAATAGGAGCCATTAAGAAGTCTAGAACTTTTTGAAGTACCCCAATTTTATTCAAGAATATAGCTACTGCTGCGACAATAGCAACTATCACACCTACCAATAAGAATATAGGGTTAGCAAGTATCTGTACTCCTAACTTAACAAATGCACCACCCATAGTCTTAATGACACCAGTGAAGGCCTTGAATCCAGCCGCTACCTCTTTAGGATTGACGTTACCTAATGCACTAGCAAAAACTTGAGCTTTCTGTTGAGCTTCTTCAAAGTCTAATGATAACAATGAGTCCTTGATACCACCTAATGAGTTACTCACTTGCTCAAACTTAGAGCCAGTAGCAAAGTTATTTACAGCCTCATTTGCATCTGATAGTTTATCTTTCAGCTCACCAGCTCTTTGTGATAGCTTGGCAATTGACTCAGGATCTGTAGCGTCAGCAATAGCACCCTTTAACTCTCTTAACTCAGCTTTGATGGCTCCAATGCCAGTTATCTTTAATGGTATTTCAACTTCATTCATAAACTCTAATTTCTATTGTATTGTAAGACATTGCTCCATCTATAGACGTGGCAGTTAAATCATAGGTGTTAATTCTTACATTGTCAATTGTACCCCATAAAAATTCAGTTATAAAAACAGATGCCAATGTATTGTTAAGTGACAAATAAACTTTATCTTGATTAAGGAAAGCTCCTAATAAGTCACCAGAATAAAGACCTAATCCTACCCTTGTCCACACTATGTCTCCTATCGTATTCTCAAGTACTGTGACTGTAGGATCACTTGTGCCAGTCTGACTGATTGTAGCTACATACTTCTTGTAAGGCACTACCACATCACCATTAATTGTGCCAGTGACTGTCAGGTTATTTATAACCATACCACTTTCACTCAAAGTCTGACCATCACCTACTATGATTCCTTTAGTACCAGCTGTGACTACATTGCCCTTGCCAAATACTTGAGCATTCGCACCTGGTAAAATGACATTGTTATTGAAGGTATTCCTACCTACCAATGCATCTACTCCTACTCCTATCAATACGTCACCAAATGGTCTACCTAAGCCAGTCTTAAATGGTGCTAGGTCTATCTCAGTGTCAATGCTGATTAGCTCTACCTTAGTCAGCTGTCTTTGGTTGCCATTGTAATCTTGAATCTTGTTAATATTCCACCATGAGTTATCTATGTAAATTTTATCATTCAGCTTAAGTGATTGGATGTCTACCTCAGTCAAGTCAAAGTAAGCTATCAGCATCTTGCCAACATTGATTTGATTGACTGTGCGTCTCCAATATAGATTGTATAGGTTGTTAGATGTTAATGATGTTGGCTCATAGAAATAGAAGTCATTAGTGCCAAAGTTGATATCAAAGCTAGGAGTCAAAGCATTGTCAAAGTGTCCCAACATTGGATAATCAGTCAAGCCAAACTCTCCAGTAGTGCCAAAGTCTAAGATGTCAAATGGTTGACATGACTGCAAGCCACCATCATACAAGATGCGAATGTTAGTATTTGGTGATGCACCAATTATAGCTGGCACATAAGCTCCAAATGATGTCAAGAATACTGGTGTCGGTGAGAATATTAACTCTTGAGTAGCAACATCTTTCACATATTCGTTGTCAAATGTATACTCTATCTGACCATAAGTCTCAGCAGTTGCTTGTGTGTACATTGTATTGAACTCATCCTCATCAGGTGCATAAGTGAGCTTGAGCTTCTTATTGCTTAAGTCAGGCAAAAATATAAGTTCCTGCTCCTTGTCCTTTGCTAACTTTCTGCTCCAATCTTTCTCAGTTCCTGAGTCATAGTATTCATCACGATGTCTTAAGATTAGATTGTTAGGATTGTTAACATCTTGCTCAACATACAAATTGTACATCTGTAGGATAGACTTAACAAAGTCTGACTGCTTGATTTCTTTTGGTACGTATTGATTGATGTTAAGTGTACTACCAGTTACTTGGATGTTATTGCTAGGTAAGATTGACATGTTTATTGATGTCAAGTCTAGAACCACGTTAACTGGTGCTAATGTGTCAGTAGATACTGTGTACCAATTGCCAGTAGTGAATGCAGCATCTGTGTGAAATATCTCAACACCAGTATTAAGAATTTGAATATCTGATACTGTTATAGTTGTACCATTGTTTGCATTAGTTGCTGCTGGTATTTGAAGTGTATTTGAGAATGTTAAAATAGTAGTGTTACCATTTGGTAGTACTGTAGTGATTCCATTAACCACAACAGTTGAGCCATAGACTATAGGGTTATCAAATCCATCTACAGAAACCCTCATAAACACTTTATAGTACTTTGCTGGTGTATCTACATAACAGTCCTCTCCACTTGTATTCTCTAAAATTATTGAGCCACCAATTGTCAAGCTATAGATGTAATGCTCTCCAGCTGGTAAACTAGTATTTATTGGTGAAGTATACTCACCAGTAGTAGGGTTGAATATCGCTTGAGTATCTGTTAGCTCTGCCCATCCTGAGTCAATAGCTTCTTGAAAAGTTATATTTTGACCAACTGCTTGTACATTGGTAGTGGTCCATGTGTTGGTAGCCTCAACTAAAAAATCATTATAATCTTGATCGTTAGTATCTCCGTTGTAAGGAATTAACAACTTATCAAATCTAGCTGAGCCTATCTCATCCCAAGTGTAAGTAAATCCAGCTACAGCGAATATCCTATCAAAGTAAGTCTTAGCGTATATTGCTGGCTTAAAGTCATTAGCATTGAAGTCATTGCTCTGAATGTATGGCATCACATACTTGTAACCATCAGCTACTGTGTGACTGAATGATGCAACTATATCTGTTGAGCTAAATGTATGATCTAAGTCACTAAAGTCTAAGTCAGTCAAGTTAGCGTTTGTAATAGCTGTGAAAAACTCAGCTCTACTATCCTTGATTAGTACTGTGTAGCTTACCTCATCCTCATACCTTGTGCTAGTCTGTACCTTGTTGACTGACACCAATTGTAATAGTGCATCATCTAAGATAGGCACACCATTTTGTATCACTTGACACTTAGTCAGTGTGTTGATGTTGAATGTGCCAGCTTGTATGTTCACATCGTAATAGTGTCCTAGTAGGTCATTATTGTTTTTGGTACCAACAAGAGTGATAGTCTTTGAGAATGTCCCCTTGCGAGAAGACAAATCTCTAATGTCACCAACACTGAAAGTGATAGGTAGTGCAAGATTCTCTGAGACATCAAGCACACCAGTTGAAAGTACTATCTTAACCATTGATTGTGTCGTTGTTGCCTATCCTAACTTGGATAGATTGCTTGATTAGATTGTTGTTGCGTTGCTTGAACACTTCAAAGGTGTTAGTGGTAACATTACAGCTCACATACTCAGTACTCTCAGGCACGTGAATAATACATCCAGCCTCATCGAATAGTACAGCTCCATCCTCTGTGATGTGATAGAGTACATTCTTGATGTAAGTTTGTGGTGATGTCAGTAACTGTTGAAAATACTCTCCCTCAGCTTCGGTCATAAAATTTGTTGATAAGTCATAGAGCTTAGTCACCTCAGTGTTAATGTTAACTGTGCCTTGTTCATAACTTTTATACTGCCATTGGCTGTCAACCACTGCACCAGGTACATCTTGATTGTATGTCTGTCTAGTGATGTTACCTCTCTCGTATACCTTAAGTTGGAACGCAAAGCTACTCCATGAGCCTAATCTATCTAAGAACACAATGTGACTCTCAGAGATGAGCATACGTCTGTCTATATTTATTTTATACTTTACTGACTTAACTGGATTGAATACTCCATCTGAATACCATACCTCATAGCTAGTAGTGTCATTCTTTACTAATGGAGCTGTGCCACTTACTACTGTTAATGACCCATAGTTATTAGGACCAACTGCTACACCTTTGATGTAGTCACCTCCTGAGATAGCCTTGTAGAATATATCACCGTTGTCATTCTCAAAGTACACCCTCTTGTTAATCGCGACTGTTGTCACGTCCTTAGCATTGAGCCATAAATCTTGACCAGGTGTTGAGCTGAATGATTGAGGCTGGTCTGTTAACCATTCCTTTGTAGTACCATCAAGCTCATAGTCTAGCTCATCCCAATATGGGAACTCAAGCCAAGGATACACACCATTGAAGACAAATTTATCAAGTGTTGACTCTATGTCTAAGTCTATAGTCTTTCTCTTATCAGCATACTCAACAACTCCATTGATAGTAGCATCTGTAACTCCTGACCATAGAGCATTGATTGTAAAGTTAGTTGTGCCAGTGATAGCAATAACTGTATGCAACCCCTCAACACCAGGATTCGCAACTCCACCATCTGCTTGAGTGATATTCACCTGGTCACCTACTACAAATGGATGCGTTGCTGTGATGCGAACATTTCCACTATTATCTGTAAGTGATGCTGTGTAGCTCATATCAAAGATGTACTCCTCACCAAATAGAACATCATAGCCAAAGTAGCTATGCTCAGCATCATAGAAGGTAGTGACTGATGGATTGAAGTCAAAGCTAACTGAGTTGCTCAATAGCTTACTCAAGTCTTGTTCACCATAGCCAGTGCCATAAGTTGGTAGTGCTTTGTAGTAGCCTATTCTTAGATTAGTCACCGAGTCATAGACCTCAAAGATGTATCTGAAACCTGACTTATTCTTGTTAGTAGAGTCAATTATGAATTTACACTCGTTGTAAGCTGGAGTGAAATCTTGAGGCTGTGCTATGATTGTTGTTGCCATACCTATATTGTATTTTTATTAGATTTCAATTAGAAGGAAATATAGCTGTCATCTGTAAAGTACTCCTTCTTGATGTAGGTTGCCGCATACCTAATGGCATCCATAGCATCATCCCATAACTTGACTGGCTCATCTGTGATTTGGTCACCTATTTTCTTCCACTTGTAGTTCTCGTATTCCTTCTTGATAGCTGGATGGTCTTCACAGAATATACCAAAGGTCTTAATATTATCTATCCCTTGCTTGACTACCTTATTGGCATTCTCAATGTAGTATCCAGCTCTGTCTATTTCTGCTATTGTTTCAGGTCGAGAGTAGTCAGCTAAGATGTTGATGCTCTTTTCAATTCCTAGTTGATCCATGCGTGCTATCAAGTCAGTAGTAGTCAAGTAGCTCTCATAGATGACAGGCTCAATGTAGATGTCTTTATCTCTCCAATAAACTCTGACCAATGCTGTGGGATGATTATACCCAAAATCCATTCCGTATACATAAGACGTGAACTTAGCAGGTCTATGCTTAACAAATGACCAATTAGAGTAGATGTTACTTTTGCTGATAGCCTTCTCTCCTAGTGCATAGATTTGATACTGTGCCTCATCTGTCCGTTTCAAGTCTTCAATCTGTCGCTTGATGCTCTCAGGTAGGAATGGATTGTCTTTGTAGGTTGACTTGATTAGGATTGACTCCTCAGCTGGTAACTCATACAGCCACGAGTTAGACTCTGAAGGATTGTAGTCAAAGATTAGCTTTCCTTCTGTCCTCATGTTGAGCTGAGTGAAGTCATCATAATAGAGCTCATTAGCTTCATTACACCAGGCAAGGTCTCGCTTCCTACCTCTTATCTTTTGCTCATCATCCACTGAGAAGAATTCAACTATTGAGCCATTGCCAAAGGTATAGATGTGCTCTGACTTATTATGCCTTGCCACGTCATAGATTTCAAGTGTCTTCATTATCTCTAAGAAGTCACGCATAACAGTAGCTCTCAATGCTGGAAAAGTTTTGCGAATGATACTGACTACCTTGTTAGGATTCTGTAGACAGTAGACAATAATCAGCTGACATAGTGAGTAGGTCTTTGATGACCTTGAGCCACCTTCATTGATGATAAACCTATGACTTGAGTCATTTAGTGCCTCGTGATTCTTTTGGAATATTACAGTTGAATTTAGCTCCATAGACAAATCATACCACTATTAGTAGTACTTATATTTATTATTATTTATATATATTACTCTTTATTAGAAGTAATAATATTAACCTTTATCTCAGATAGTGATTCACCATTACTGGTTACATCTTGCTTATCTCCTATCCCTAACATTCGAGCTGTTAAATTAGGAGCTTTATATTTTCCAGTAAGAGTGCCACTAACTTGGTCATCTTCCCATTCATCTCGTGCATGTGTAATGACTCCCACATATTCATTATAAGCCTTATCCTTATTGTCTATATATTGATGTATGTGATAGCCATAATTCTTACGCACAAAGACTTGAAATGACTTTCTAGTGATTGGTTTTTGAGCTGGTAAATATAGTACCTCTCCTGTTTTATTATTAGCTACAGGCAACAAGTCATATTGTTGAAGTCTATCTTTAACATACTCATCCCAAATCTCTAGGAATTGCTCAGGTGATTTTATCCACTTATCCTTCGGCATTGTTTGAGTCTTGCTCTTGTTTTACCTCTTCTAGTCTCTCAACAAATTTCTTTGTACGTTTCTTTTTAACTGGTGTATCTATTGTTTTAAGAAACTCGGGTGATAAATCATTTTCAGATATTGGTCCTACAATTCCTTTGTATTGAATAACAGTAGACTCAGGAGCTGTAGCAGTCACTACCTCTTCAAAGATGTGCTTAAGTCCAATTGTCTGATAGTATTTCACTTTACTAAGGTCAAGGTTGTTGACTACAATAGTCTTAGTGCCTTGGAATCTGTCATAGATTTTCACTGTCTTACCTACGAATTCTGGTTTAATTGTGTATTCCATAATATTAGTCTTTATACCTATATTGTATCTCTTTTATATTTTGTTTTATTTCTTTTATCAGAAAGAAAGCTGATGTACTGTTAATGTCAAAGTACTTAGCCAGTGCTGTTTGTGTTGAGTGACCTTTGTCATAGTACGCTTCAAAGATAATCTTTTTTATCCTATCATCCAAAGAGTTGCGATATATCTCCACCATTGCCTTCTTAAAATTATAGCTATCCTCTAGATTAACCTTGTGCTCAATGTCAGATGGATCATCTAATGAGTCACCTAGATACTCATGTGATCTATAGATGTCATCTTTTTTAGTCCTAGATCCTTGAGTCCAAATGAGCTCATACTTGATTGTGTTAAGTAGATAGCTCTTTGCTTTGTCTTCTGTAGCTTCTTCTATCTCTAGTTTAGCACAATGAAGGTAAGCGTTGTTGATGACAGCATCAGCTTCTACTGAGCTAGGTATCTTGAGTCGTTGAATGAAGTGCTTTGTGTATTTAAGCACCTCTGTGTAGTTTTTTTGCAAGTATTGGTCAAGCATTCTTTTCATACCAGGATAAAAAGTCCTTATACCACACCTTGCGTCTTACTGTAGAGCAAAAGCACTCCTTATCAATCACCTTAGTAGCCATGAATTTAACCATCTTAAGCTGTGATAGTGATCTCTTAGTCAGAATCTCCTTCTCAGGTAGATTGATGATAGATTCTACGAGTTGTATATCAGTTTCTGTAAGCATACTGCTGTAAGTGAAGTAGCACATGCTACGGTGAATGATTGTGAATAAATTAGTGCAGTCCAAAATGACATACACTTCCAGCATCCTAGAGCAGTGTGTAGCCAGTCGGGCATGATAAATCTATCAATGAATTTTTGGATAGGCTCGAAGTTAACAAACCACCAGGTAGCTACTAATGAAGTAAAGAATGCTGTCATGTTGTAAAGATACTAATTTTGTATGTACCATTTAAACCATTTGTCATAAAATGCGTCAGTCACAGTGTTACCGCTCATAAATCTACACAGCTGTGATAAATGCACTCCGATGTCCTCAGCTATGTGTACCTTCAAGTATCTGTTTGTTATTCTCATAGTAGTCTGCTCTATCATCCATTGCTTGATGGAGAAGTCTTTATCTGTTAAGATAGTGATAGTATAAATCTTTGATAAATCCATGTAGAAAATAAATTAAAATTAGTATTGAAACGATTGTGAGCCCTCTCTTGCCAAGAAAGTAGTGCATGCCATAGAAAAATAGCCCAAAGGTAGCCATTAGGCATAGCACTACTATGATGTACTTAACTACTCTCATTAGAATAGCTTAGATTTTACCTCAAGTACATTCAATGTATTGTAATGAGTTTCTTTGTATGCTTTACCTCTTAATTCAAACACAAGCTCTACTGTATCATTCACCTGGATAAAATCTAGTAGATATATCTTATCATTCACTAATTGGAATTTTACTTCTTGCGGATACTTATCATCTCCTACCTTGAGGATAAATTCTTGCACTCTAAATGTTTCAGTTACTTGCTTTGCGGGCAATTTGTTGATGATTGCTCCTTCTAATTTAAATTGATTCATATTATTTGTTTACTTGTTACTTAAAAAACCCCTCCAACTGTATTGTAATTTAATTTGCCAGACTTCGAGTAACTGGAGGGGTAGACTTTGCCGAGCCTCTATACTACTTTCTCAGGGAATGGGACCTCAAGTCTCATTTTTGCTACTTCAATCTCTGCTCTTATTGTTAGAGCTTTTGCATACTCATCAGCCATAGATGCTATAGTTGAATGAGGGTGTACGTACTCAGCTTCATAGCCATTTCCGATTGCTGATAACAAGCCTTGCATTGCAGCAATCATTGCTTGTTGGTAAAATTCTTTTTCTGTCATTTTGTTAATTTATATAGGTTTAAAAATCTCGCTGTGCTACACTTGAACTCTTTCATAGGGTTATCTGTAGTAGCTTGAGTCACTTGATAGATGACCATTCCTTCTTTCTCTGAGATAGGAACAACCAACTGCTCTCTAGTCTCGTTTTTGTACGTTTTGTTTACTTGTATCATTTTGATTTGTTTAAATTGTTAAATTCCTCTTTGCTTACTTTCCTAACATCTAGTTGATCATAGTTCTCTGTGACTAAAATACAATAGTCATGACCTGACTTATTGAATGTCTTAGCTGAGTATCTAGCATATTTGAGATTCTCTAGGCTTGACTGAATAATGAAGTAGGATTTTTCCATTATTTACAGTTTAATTGTATAAAATATTCATTGTAGTACTCAGTACAAGCTAAAAGACGCTCTTTAATGGCTTCTTCTGTTGAAATGTTGCGTTCATACCTTAGCACTGTTATTCTCTTTCTAGGGTCAATGTGAGATACCTTGTGGATAGATTTATTATCCCAGTCTGAAAGTAGAAAGTCATCTGTGTCAATCATGCAGTAGATTAGCTCAGCTGATTCCTTGTCACATAGCATCATGTAACCTCTCAACTGCCACTCATAGTCTTTATTTATTCCTTCTGCTGCTATAGCTGGGAAAGTCTCAAGTGACCATGAAGTCTTAATGTCAATGATTGAATTCTCTAAGATGATATCAGGTGTACCAATTAAGCAGTCATTCTCAATAGTTTCTTCATTCTTGATGTAGAATGAGTCTCTAATCTGATTAACTAACTCTATAGACTCGTGCTCCCAGTCAGTGCCTTTCTGCATTGCTTTTGTAGAGATAAAAGAATTG